CTATTAGAACCCATACCAGATGAACTAGAAGCTTTAGAGCTTGCAAAGAGACATCTAAAGCAGTATGGTTACAGAGAAGTAGCTATATGGTTGTATAGACAGACTGGTAGATACATCTCACATATGGGTTTAAAAAAGAGGGTAGACATTGAGCGAAGACGTAAGAAAGCAGCTACAATTAAACGCAAGCTTGCCAAGCGGCTCGAAGAAACGCTACAGGAGATCAAGAAGCTCGAAGAAGAAAGTATTGGAGCCTATAGAGTCATCCCCCCAGACGAATGATCCTGTAGTACAAACTGTAGCAGCACAAGTAAAACCTGTTGAGTTTGATGTTGACACTGCACAAGAAGTAGTGTTTAAACCAAACCAAGGGCCACAGACAGACTTCCTAAGCGCATCTGAAAGGGAGGTACTGTATGGTGGGGCGGCTGGTGGCGGTAAGTCTTATGCAATGCTAGCTGACCCACTTCACGGTTTAAATGACCCTAACTTTAGTGGTCTATTAGTACGACATACTACGGAGGAACTTCGTGAACTTATTCAAAAGAGTCAAGAGCTATACCCTAAAGCTGTACCAGGTATTAAGTGGTCTGAGCGTAAGAGTCAGTGGATCAGTCCAAGGGGTGGTAGGCTTTGGATGTCGTACCTTGACAAAGACATGGACGTTACTCGTTACCAAGGTCAAGCGTTTAACTGGATAGGCTTTGACGAACTTACACAGTGGCCTACCCCATATGCTTGGGACTACATGAGGTCACGTCTACGTAGTGCACACAGTAGCAACTTAGGGTTGTATATGAGAGGTACTACAAACCCTGGAGGTGCTGGACACCAATGGGTTAAGAAAATGTTCATTGACCCAGCGCCATCTAATGAAGCATTCTGGGCTACAAATATAGAGACAGGTGATACTATCACGTTCCCTAAAGGTCACAGTAAAGAAGGGGAACCACTATTTAAACGCAGGTTCATTCCTGCTAGTCTGTTTGACAACCCTTATCTAGCAGACACTGGTGACTACGAAGCAATGCTTCTATCTTTACCAGAGCATCAACGTAAACAGTTGCTTGAAGGTAACTGGGACATCAACGAAGGAGCAGCGTTTCCTGAATTTAACAGAAGCATACACGTTGTGGAACCTATCGACATACCTGACTCCTGGCCTAAGTTTAGAGCTTGCGACTATGGTTACGGCTCCTACACAGGAGTACTTTGGTTCGCTGTCGCACCGACTGAACAGTTGGTTGTCTACAGAGAGCTTTATTGTTCTAAGGTTACGGCTTTCGATCTAGCTGATATGGTGCTAGAAGCTGAAGCAAATGATGGAACTATTAGATACGGCGTGTTAGACTCGTCCCTCTGGCATAAAAGAGGAGATACTGGCCCGTCACTAGCAGAGCAAATGAACATGAAGGGTTGTCGTTGGAGACCTTCGGATCGCTCTCGTGGCTCTAGGGTTGCAGGTAAGAACGAGATACACCGCCGTTTGCAGGTGGACGAGTTCACTGAAGAGCCAAGGCTGGTGTTCTTCTCCACCTGCACCAACACTATAGCACAGATACCATCTATACCACTAGATAAGAAGAACCCTGAAGACGTGGACACTAATGCTGAAGATCACTTGTATGATGCATTACGTTATGGTATAATGACTAGACCACGTAGTTCAATATGGGATTTCAATCCTGCAACACAAAACTCTGGCTTTCAAATGTCAGACTCAACTTTTGGATACTAAGTAAATGGCAGAAATAGACGATCTTTCCTTTGAGACTGATGAAGTAGTCGCTGCAGAACAACAAGAAGACACTCTTTTTGAGAACCTAAGTAGTGTTGTAACATTTGTGAATGAGCGTTTTAAACGTGCTGAAGATGCTCGTATGTCAGATGAAGAACGTTGGTTACGCTCTTATCGTAACTATCGTGGTATATACGGACCTGATGTGCAGTTCACGTCTAGCGAGAAGTCACGTGTATTTGTTAAAGTAACTAAGACTAAAACTCTAGCTGCTTATGGTCAGATCGTAGATGTACTATTCGGTAACAACAAGTTCCCTCTTACTATCAATCCATCTGTACTTCCTGATGGTGTAGCAGAAGCTGTACACATTAACTTAGACCCTAATGCTGAACGTGCTGGTGACGCTATGCGTACACCTTTCAACCAAGAAACACCTAAACCTTATCTTATTGGCCCCGACACAAAGCTACAACCTGGTGAGACTATGGCTGATCTACGCCGTAGACTTGGACCAGTAGAAAACAAAGTAGAGCCTGTATCTGAGAAAATCATTGAAGGTGACGGTACTACACCTGCTACAGCTACATTCCATCCTGCTATGATTGCAGCTAAGAAGATGGAGAAGAAGATTCACGATCAGCTACAAGAGAGTGGTGCATCTAAGCATCTACGCTCTATGGCTTTCGAGATGGCCCTACTAGGCACTGGTGTTATGAAAGGCCCATTCGCTGTAGATAAAGAATATCCTAACTGGGATGAAGACGGTGAGTATGATCCACTAATTAAGACCGTACCTTCTACTAACCATGTCAGTGTATGGAACTTCTACCCTGACCCTGCAGCCTCTTCTATGGATGACGCAGAGTACGTTGTTGAGCGTCACAAGATGTCACGCAATCAGCTACGTGCTTTGAAAGGTAGACCTTACTTCATTGACGAAGCTATTGAGGATGTTGTCGCTACAGGTTCTGACTATGTGCGTAAGCATTGGGAAATGAAGATGGAGGATGACGATACATCCCCTTCAGATACTGAGCGCTGGGAAGTACTAGAGTTCTGGGGTTTTGTAGACGTAGACATCCTAGAAGAGAACGGTATTAATATACCTTCAGAGCTAAAAGACTTACACGAAGTCAACGCTAACATTTGGATCAGCAATGGTAAAGTTATTCGTTGTGTGCTAAACCCATTCAAACCTGCACGTATTCCTTACTATGCAGTACCGTATGAGCATAATCCATATAGCTTCTTTGGTGTAGGTATTGCTGAGAATATGGATGATACACAGACATTAATGAACGGTTTCATGCGAATGGCTGTTGACAATGCTGTATTATCTGGTAATCTACTAATTGAATTAGATGAAACAAACCTCGTACCAGGACAAGACTTATCCGTATATCCAGGCAAGGTGTTCCGTAGACAAGGTGGAGCGCCGGGTCAGGCTATCTTTGGTACTAAGTTCCCCAATGTGGCTGGTGAGAACATGCAGCTATTTGATAAGGCTCGTGTCCTCGCTGATGAAAGCACAGGATTCCCAAGCTTCGCACATGGACAGACAGGCGTATCGGGAGTGGGACGTACCGCTTCTGGCATTAGTATGCTTATGTCTGCAGCTAATGGCAGTATTAGAACTGTTGTTAAGAACGTAGATGACTATTTGCTAGCACCTATTGGACGTGCATTCTTTGCGTTCAACATGCAGTTTGATTTTGATGAAAGTATACGTGGTGACTTAGAAGTTAAGGCTAACGGTACTGAAAGCTTGATGGCTAATGAGGTACGCTCCCAGCGCCTAATGCAGTTCTTACAGGTAGCGTCTAACCCAATGTTAGCACCGTTTGCTAAGATGGACTACATTGTACGTGAGATTGCTAAGAGCATGGACCTAGACCCTGACAAAGTGACTAACTCTATGGCTGATGCAGCTATTCAAGCTGAGATCATGAAGGGCTTCCAGCAACCTATGCCACAACCACCACAAGGTGCAATACCTCCTGAAGCGGGTGGTCCAGCGCCACAACAAGCTCCTGCAGGTGTTGATGCACAAGATCAGACAGGCGCAGGTGGTGGTACTATTGGTACTGGAGTAGCTCCTGCACCAGGTGAGCAAGGATTCAGTGGTAATGTCGCTTAAATCTTTTGTTAATAACAAAGGTGAGTGGGATGCATTCTGTGAAGAGCTAGATGAAATGATAGCTATGGTGCAAGGTAGACTAGAACAAGCAGAAAACCTTACTGAAATACACAGAGCGCAAGGTAGTATACACATATTGCGTAGACTAAAATATTTGAGGGATAAAGTTAATGGCGTTAAATGAAGAAACAGAAGCGGTCTTTAAATCAAGCCGTGCTGAAAAAGACCCAGTATCAGGTAATGATGTACCACCAGGCTCTCTTCCTGAAGAAGTACGTGATGACATCCCAGCGCAACTAAGTGAAGGTGAGTATGTTGTACCTGCTGACGTTCTTCGTTTCTACGGCTTAAAGTTCTTTGAAGACCTACGTGAAAACGCTAAAGTAGAATTAGCTCGTATGGATAGAGATGGGCGTATAGGTGGTGAACCTATCGCTGTTATGGAAGTATCTGAGTTATCCCCTGAAGACATGGAAGAGTTAGAAGCTATTGGCGCTGCAGTAGGTGGGTACATTACACAACAACCTACAGAATCTACACAAGCTGATCCATACCAACAACAACAAATGATGTACCGTCAAGATGCACCAGTAGCTATGGGTAACACAGGTTATGCATATGGTGGTGTAGTAAAAGGTTATGCACCAGGTGGCCTAGAAGACGGTGATACTGTCACAAATGCCTCTGTTAATGTTCAAGATGATGATCTTATAAGTTCTGTAGATGATGATGACTTTACTCAACCTACATTTACACAAGAAGATTTACTTTCTCAGTTTGGTGCAGGGTTTAGTTTTACGAAACCAAGTGAAGCTGAGTTTACTACCGTAACTTTGTACGGACCAGAGGGAGATATTATAACTCTTACTCTACCTACACAAAAAGATTTATACCAACAAAAACTATCCGAAGGTTACACTACAGAACAAGTAAACGTATCTACACAAACATCTGTCGGTAAAGGCGGCGGCGGTGGAGGTTCTGGCGCAAGAGTTTCCCCTCAACCAGAGTTAAAAGTTAGTGCAATACCAAAAGAAGAACTTCTTAAAACAGCCCAAGGTCTAAGCACTATGAATAAGATTGCTACAGCTATTGCAAGTAGTGCAGGTCTTCCCATTGCTGCTTTAGTTAATACAGCAGGTGTTGCTAAATACAACGACATTATTGATAGGCTTGCTAAGGAAGACCCTAAAGGACTAGAAGAGTCAGGACTAGAGAAGAAGGGTAGTATTTTCGGTGGAGAGTCTAGCTTGTATGAGAACCTAAAAGACCTTGATGGTGATGGTAAGCGAAGCTTTGGTGATACTTGGTTA